AGCACTGCATCCCAGATCGTGTATATTAAAGAAGTCGAGAGGAACACACCCGATGACAGTCACCAAAACCGCAAGCAGCAATCAGGTTCATGATAACATCGACGAGAACGATGTTTGTATCATCAACCTGGGACGCAAGCACAACTTTAACATTCTGCCAGTTCAGAAGATTAAAGAGACTGAAAAAGCAATCCAGTTTGGTTCTATTCTCACTCCACGACACACGATCTGGTTTCCAAAGAAAGCACTGAAAGAGTGTAAGGAAGTGCCTGGAACTTTCACGATTGCGCCTTGGTTCAAGTTTGATTCTTGGGGTTGCTTATTTCTGAGCAGCAACATGCGTCGTTCAATGTCTACTCTGGAGTTCTGAATCATGACTGCATTTGTGACACCAAAGAGTAAGAAAGCACGCAACCGATTCTGTAATCTTATGGGGCAAGAATCGGAGTGTATTATTGAACAAAACAAAGGTGATCGTGTATTTCTACGATCACTGAATGGCAAAAACTTCTTCTGGGTTAATCTTTTCAACGATTCTGATTGGAGCATTGAACTATGACTTTTGTTGATGCACTTTTTGCTTCTGGTTATGATTATGACAAATACGTTGGTGCATTTATGAAAGAAGAATCCAATGGTGTTCTGCATACTTATTTGAATGTGGAGGATGATGAATGGATCTATGAAAAGTGTGATGTTGATGATAATGTTCTTGCTACCGTTCCTTTCACTCTGAACTGATCATGAATCTCTACATTCTCAACGAAGTGCTGTATGATTACACTGATGGAATGTGTGTCATTGCAGCAGAATCTATGCCTCAATGTGAAGAACTCTTTATGAAAGAGTTTGGATGGGAAGATAATGATCAACACAATCAAGCAATTCAAAAAGAGTTTAATTCTGCACCAATTAAAGTGATTGAGAATATCAATCATCCTGAAGGTATTGTGTCCTATGTTTATGGAGGTGGTTGAAATGAATCAAGAAAGAATAATTCGTGCGATCGAACAACAACTTGAGAATCTTACATTCTATGATGATGATCTTGCCTATGAGTATGAATGTGAGTTGTATTATGATTGTGAAGAAGGTGAAGAACCAAAACCAATTGTTGAAAAGTTTACTCGTGAACTTTTGATCAAACTCATTCACACTATTCAAGAACTAGACAATGACTAATTACGGATTCTACACTGTAGACGAACTGAAGGAACTTGCTGATTCTGATTTATCCTTTGAGATTTCAGATGCAGCACTTTTAAACACACCAGAAGCAAATGAGTATTTGAATCTATTGGTTGAAGAACTGAAACGTCGCAATAATTGATAATAACTGATTTTTCTGTGATTTCATTGTAGAGCATGACACATCCTACCTGATCAGTAGAATTGCAGAAAAATCAGGTTTTTGCTTCAGTGATAGCAAGGGATCTCATCGAGTCGCATGGTGAGATTTGAGGCGATACCAGCAGCAGCGATCAAACGCTTCATATGTGCCAATTCAATCTCCGCACACTATCGCTTGATTTCTTCTCCGATTCATGGGATTCTATAGAAGTCGAGAGGAACACAACCAAATGACAATCATTCAAGACCAGCACACCAACAAGTTTCGTATGTCTCTCATCAATGATTCCACCTTTCTGAGTGCAATCGAAGGTCTGCAAGATTTTGTGTTGAACATCAATGCAGATTGTGAGATGGCATACGAATGGGTATGTGATCAGTGCAACATTCATTCTTTTGTTGCTGATGATCCTGCATGGGACTTGTTCTTTAACACTTTTGTTTCTGCTACTGATGCCTGAAATGTTTGCTGTTCAACCTAAGTCATTTGGTGAGTTTGATGATTATTCTGCAGAGTATTGTTCAAGTTATGATGATGCTCAAGATGTTGCATTTGATTGGTCTATCAGTGAAGGTGGAGCACCAATGATCATCTGGAGATTAACATCCAACAATCCTATTCGTTGGTCTGAGGTGATTGCCTAATGTTCACAATTAAGTATCAAACGCCTTATAACAACTGTGAGTGGAGAACACAATCATTCTCTACACTTGAAGAAGCACAAAGGATGGTAGATTTCTATCGTTCTTGTGGATCACCTGCCCAACTTATTTGATTCAATCATGAACACCGAGATCTTTCATCCTGCTTTTTTCGGTTATTCTAATCTGCCTGATTTGATTGAGGTTAATGATCAAAAATTAGTTCCAATCAAAGCAATTCGAGTTAAGTATCAAGGAAAATCTCAATCAAGTGGTGCATTTAATATCGAGAACATTCGATGCTTGTGTGACTTTTTAGGAATTGAATTGCATCGACCAGTAAGAGGATTGTATTGTATCGAAGAGTGTTATGCTAACTTCTTTGAACAACTTTATAATTTCTATATGAAACATGTCAGTTCATGTATTCATTTCCCTGGATACTTTTATAATTCAAATGGTGATCTTATGTGGGGTATTACTAACTGGCATACAGGTGAAGCATCATATCAAAAGAAGTGTGATGGCAATGTAATTAAAAACCTTTTCAATTCTTATTTCTCATGACTGAAACTCAACACCAACTCAGTGTTCAAATTGCTGAAACTCTTGAAAAGTTGCAAGATCTAAATCCTGATCTTTATGGATTTCGTTATAGTCAACTGTATGCACCTCATGGTGACATCGCCAACTGGACAGTTCAAACACTGAATCAAATTGAACAAGATCTCATTGATAATGCAAAATGATCAAATCTCTTCTGAATCTGATACCAGTCAAACATGGATCTTATACACAAGAAGGTAATCAGATTCGTAGAACATTCTCATTCGGTTATAGTTACATTATCACCAGATGTAACTCATCACAAGAAGCACAACGTATCGTAAATCAATTTAATTCATTATGACTGATTCTGAAAAGTTTGATGACTATTATGAAGAGGAAGATCGTGAACATGATGATTACATGAGTGCAGAAGATTACGAACGTCGTGAATACTATCGAACTCATGATTGAAACTGATTACTTTATTCTTGATGGTCAACAATATCAAGAGTATTATACTGAAGCACAACAGGTAGGTGTTACTCTTGATTATTATCTGATGGAGTTCTGTGATGTAGAAGGTGAGGATGTTTATGTGTGATTTTATTGTTAAAGAGGTGATTTTATGCTAAAAAACAATAAAAATCAATTAAAAATGTAATTAAAAATATAAATGAATGTTTTGTATTGCTGATAATTATTGTTATTGAAAGGTGATAATGATATGAATTCGTATCAGATAGTATGTGTTTATGTCTCTCTAAATGTGCTGAGGTCTGACATTTATGGTCTTATAAATGTGCTCAGGTCTGACATTTATGGTCTTATAAATGTGCTGAGGTCTTGTTATCTTAGCGAGCATTGTATCAGAACTCCGCGAAAATGTCAAGCACCCCGTCACAAAATCCACACAGATCTCTCAAAAATAACACCAGGCCCTGATAAATACGCTCAACCCCTTGACATAAACCTCATAGCATCTTAGAGTATTCCCATACACATCAGGAGCAAACTTATGTCGGTTGCGTATTCTCAAGCACAGAAGCAGCGTTATAGGGTCACTCTGGACATTCAGGCGTTTCCTGACTTCGACCCACATCAGATTGACTGGGAGAAGTTATTTGAGTTGGAACCTGCAGAGAAGTGTGATGCTTATGTTGAGGATCTAAGTGTACCTGATAAGTGGTAAGTTGCCCCTGATTGTTGATACCATGTGCCAAAAGTATTAGTGGCACAATAAATGAGCACAGGGTTCAAAATCATGTATTCTATAAAGGTCGAGATCACCACACACCGATGCGCAAGATCGAAACCCAGATGAATGATGCAATCAACAAGTGCATCAACTGGAAGAATGATAACACTCAGGTGATCTATTCTCCTGAGCGTGATGCAAACTATGTGATGCTTCATGGTAATCACATTGCAACCATTGGTGACACTTGGTTGCAGATCTTCAACTGTGGGTGGAAAACAAACACCACAAAATCCCGCCTCAATGCTATTCTTTCCAAGCACGGGAATGGTGAGCGAATCTATCAGAAAAAGGGTGAGTGGTTTGTATCAACTAACAGCGGAGACATTGTGTTTGATGAGGGTATGATTCTGGATTGATTGTTTATACCTTGTGCCAGTCAAATCTCTGGCACAAGACCTCTTGATCTCTCCACCGATCTATGGGATTATAAAAGGGTCGAGGAACACACACCGATGAACACCAACACCGCAACCCGCAGCATTGATGATCTCACCACCCGTGAGCGTGAGTTTTTCTTTCGCGCACTTCGTGAGAATGACAATGCTGCAACTGATTGGGAGTTCGAAGGTTTCTGTAACCTTTGCGGTCGATTCGGTTTCTGGGGTGTAAAGAATCCCCGACACTCTTTCGACGGTTGATTCTCACACTTTCCACCACACAATCTTCACTCTCATGACCACCACTTTCCAGACCAACATCACCGACACCAACTATAACGGTTGGACGAATTATGAGACCTGGAATGTATCTCTGTGGATTCAGAATGATCCTGGTTTGTATGATTTCGCCCAACGTTGTGATTCATATGATGATGTGATCGCTGGTCTTTATGAATGTGGTTCTACTGAAACTCCTGACGGTGTGAAGTGGGATTCTGCAAAGATTAACCACATTGAGATCAACGAAATGCTGGAAGATCTCTGATCTCCAGTAACACCAACCCCACCACACTTTTCGATCATGACTGTTACCCAGTTCGCAACACTGTCTAACATCGACCTCGTGATTGCTGAGGTTCAAGGTAAAGTAAAGGTGACACGGTTAGCAACAGTGAAACCCCGTAGTTCTGATCTGATCATGACACAAACTAAGGGGAATCGTTGTAGAACTAACCGTAGCAGTGGCACTAACTTTGTGACACAAGTTCGTTGAGTTAGTAACACAAACAGTCCTGGGTTATGACTATAAACTAACACCGAACAGTTCTCTACTCTTTTCTTTCGTTATTATGTCTAAGACCGTGATGCTTTCTCTGCTTGCTCAAGGTAACACTGGCACTGAGATTCTGTCAATTCTGGATACACTGATGAGTGATGAATCTGCTGAGGTAAGTAACAACGAACCCACTGCAGATCCTATCGAGTTCTGATTACTAACTGATAGGGGAGTAAGTTATACTTCTCCCCTTTCTTAGTTAATTCTAATTACACAGTGAGTTTGTAATTCTTTATTCGTGCAATCGCAGTTTATTCGTATTCTTATTCGCAGTTAATTTAATTTATTGTTTATTGTTTATATCGGGCGTTGCGTTTATAAAAATCGATAACTACCCTAACCTACAGAGGTGACAAATCGACCAAGATATATCAATCTCATAAAAATTTTCCGGAAGTATGACAGCACTCAAAAACCGCCACCATAGAAATCCTTACTGGAATTTTTGGAGGGTGATACTCGCAGGTTGGATAATCAGATATCCAAAGACAATGGGAAGAATTATATTATTCCCCCTTGGGTTTTTGATTGTATTGATATATAATGCGGTAGTGAATTAAGGTTTACTACAAAAAATTCCGGAGATATTTTTTATATGGATAAGGTTTATCACATCTATGCAAAGGATAGATGTTTACTTCATTCGATAAAAGAAGAAGATTTCCAAGCAACTTGGAATACACTCAACAATATGGTTGGTCTAATGAAGACTGATTATAGTGTTGAGGATTTGTCTTATGAGGAATTGTATGTAAATAAGGAGACGATTTTAAATTCATCTCATTAATATTGACAAGACATATATAGACTGTTAAAATTGAACTGAAGGTTTATTTTTCTTATGGCAAAAGGATTTACTGTAAAAGCAAAAGCACCAATTAAATCAGAAGGAACTGAATGGGACTATGAAGCAATCAAGGAAAGGATGAGAGGCAAGTCAATTGTTTTTTGTCTTCCTGGTCGTGGATGTTCTTTTATTTTTCTAAAAGCATTTGTACAACTTTGTTTTGATCTTGTACAAAATGGAATGAGTATTCAGATTAGTCAAGATTATTCATCAATGGTTAACTTTGCACGTTGTAAGTGTTTAGGTGCAAATGTTCTTCGTGGACCAAAGCAAATTCCTTGGGATGGGAAACTTGAATATGATTATCAACTATGGATTGATAGTGATATTGTTTTTGATTCAAATAAGTTTTGGCAACTTTGTGATCTTGCATTGAACGAAGAAGGGGAAGAAAAAGAAATTGTTGCTGGTTGGTATTGTACTGAAGATGGTCGTACTACATCAGTTGCACATTGGTTAGAAGAAGATGATTTCCGCAATAATGGTGGAGTCATGAACCACGAAACTGTAGAATCGATCAGTAAGCGGCGTAAGCCTTTCACTGTGGATTATACAGGTTTTGGATGGGTGCTCATTCAAAAGGGTGTTTTTGAGAATCTTGAGTATCCTTGGTTTGCTCCAAAGATGCAAGTCTTTGAGTCTGGTGCAGTACAAGACATGTGTGGAGAAGATGTCTCATTCTGTCTTGATGCAAAGGAAGCAGGGTTTGATATCTGGTGTGATCCGCGAATTCGTGTGGGGCATGAAAAAACTCGCGTAATCTAATGAACTATAACGTACTTTATAAAGGACGTAAAATTTATTCAAACCTCAGTGCAGAAGATTGTACTGAGGTTCTTCAAGATCTCGCAGAAAAGTTTTATTCTGGAGATGATATTGATCCTAATTTAATTGAACTGGAGGAAATTTATGGCACTGAATAAAACTGTTTTTGAACCCGGAGCCCCAAAGAAGACTCGTCAAGGTCGTTCTGCTCGTACACTACTAAGCGCAACTTCTCGTAATGGTAAAAAGAAAAAGTATCGTGGTCAAGGTAAAGGTTAAATAGAAATAAACTTACAGATTCGAATATGTATTATTTCGATTCTAAAGAAGAATGGAAATCAATTCATATAGAAGATCTATGGGTCTATAACAAACTAATTTTAAATACTCGCCTAAGACACCTCTGTGGACCTACAGGGGTGTCTGTTCCATATTCAGGTAATTATATCGTCCGACCAAGTATTAATTTACTTGGTATGGGACGATTTTCTCGTATAGAGTGGATAGATAAAGAAACAGAGCACTTTCATCCTGCAGAATTTTGGTGTGAAATCTTTAAAGGTGAGCATATAAGTGTTGATTTCTATAAGAAAAAATCGGAATTAGTTGTAGTTGGAGAGAAAGAGTTAAGTGATCCCGTTTACAAATGGAAAAAGTGGTATAGAATAGATAAAGAAGTAAAGTTTCCAGAGATTTTAAATAATTTAAAGGGTGATTATGAGTGGATAAATTGTGAATTTATTGGCAATAATCTTATAGAAGTACATTTTAGAAGAAATCCTGACTTTAGATATGGAAATAATATTGCTATTCCAGTTTGGATTGGAGAAAAAATAGAAAAATTTGAAAATCTAACCTTTATAGAAGACAAAGATTATCTAAGAGAAGGTTTTTATATTGATAAACGGGATAGCAACCCCGTAAAAAGTTCTGATTCTACAAATCAGGAGCAAAAAAATGACTAAAAAAGTTGATAAAAACACAAATTTTATGAAAAATGAGTGGGGAACTGAATTTTTATCATCAGAATATGGTTGGGAGGAGAAAATTTCGAAGCAAAGGATGCTTCGTGAGATCTCAAATGATGATATTACACCCAAAAAGCATGATTTTGCAATACAAAATGAATTACATTCAAAAATTCGTAATGATCAAGACTACGATGACTGGGAATATGGTACAGAACCTATTTTTGGGTGATAAATAAGATAGAATTAATCCTCTCTGATGCCAATAGAGCGAGTTAGTAAACAATTTAAGGATATTAGTTTATCATTGCAGGTTAATCCTCTAAACTATGACCTAATTGATGTAAAAAATGAAACAGCAATTGCTCGCTCTATTCGCAACCTTGTGCTTACACTGCCAGGTGAAAGATTTTTTAATCAAAATTTAGGTTCAAAAACATCACAAAGTCTTTTTGAAAATATTGATGATGTTTCTGCATCTATTCTTCAGGATGAAATAAGAAATACAATAGAAAACTATGAGCCAAGAGTTGAATTGATCGATGTAGAAGTTGAACCAAATTACGATTCTTACGAATTTAACGTTACTGTTAAATACTATGTGGTTGGTATAGATGCATTACCCCAACAACTCACATTTGCACTACAATCAACACGATAATGTCACTAGTTAATTTCACAAATTTAGATTTTGATCAGATAAAAACCTCCATAAAAGATTATTTGAGATCTAACTCAAATTTTACTGATTATGATTTTGAAGGTTCCAACATGTCAGTGTTGATTGACATGTTAGCATATAACACATATATTGCATCCTATAATGCAAATATGGTAAGTAATGAGGTTTTTATTGATAGTGCAACACTAAGAGAGAATATTGTTTCTTTAGCAAGAAATATTGGTTATATTCCGAGTTCAAGAAAAGCAGCAAAGGCAAATATTAGTTTTTTTGTGGAAGTTACAAATCCACTTACAAAAGTTGTTACATTAAAAAGTGGGGTAGTTTGTAATACTACAAGTTTTGGAAGATCTGCTTATGTTTTTTCCATCTTGAATGATATCACGGTTCCAGTTGTTGATGGAATCGCATCTTTCGATGGAATAGAAATACATGAAGGATCTTATGTAAATACTAACTTCACTGTAAATGCTATCAACAGCGAATATAATAATCAGAGGTTTATATTAGAAAATAGGGGAATTGATACTAGAACACTAAAAGTTTCTGTAAGAGACACTCAATCAAGTAGTAGTATAAAGAAATTTATAAATTCTAACAATATTTTAGATGTAACTGAATCATCAAGAGTATTCTTTATACAGGAAATAGAAGATGAAAGATATGAACTGATATTTGGTGATGGCGTTTTTGGTCAAAGATTGGATGAAAATAATTATATTGAAGTATCATACTTAATCTCAAATGGTAAAGAAGGAAATGGATTTTCTTCTTTTAACTTCTCAGGTATCTTAGTTGATGGAAGGGGAGTTTCAATCTCAGATAATGTGTCACTCATTACAACAAATTTATCATCATCTGGTGGTTCTGAAATTGAATCAATAAATTCAATTAGAAATTTTGCCCCAAGGGCATATGCATCACAAAATAGAGCAGTAACTGCATCAGATTATGAGACTTTAATACCAAAAATTTATTCAGAGGCAGAGTCAGTAAGTGCTTTTGGTGGAGAAGAACTAAGTCCTCCACAATATGGAAAAGTTTTTATAACAATAAAACCATTTTTTGGAACATTTTTATCAAATACAGTAAAGGATAATATCAAATCGGAATTGAGAAAATATTCTGTAGCTGGTATTATTCCAGAAATTTTAGATTTGAAGTATCTTTATTTGGAACTAAGTTCCAACATTTACTATAATACCAATTCTTCATCAAGTAGTGATCTTATAAGATCTAAAGTAATCAGTAATATTGAAAAATATGCAGACTCTGAAGAATTGAATAAGTATGGAGCAAGATTTAAATATAGCAAATATCAAAAACTTATTGATGACAGCGATGCATCAATAACTTCAAATATTACAAAACTACAAATGAGAAGGGATCTTAAAGTATCTACAAATCAATTTGCACAATATGAAATCTGCTTTAGAAATCAATTTCACATAAAAAATACAACAGGTTATAATATAAAATCTTCTGGTTTTAAAGTAAGCGGAATATCAAATACGGTTTATTTTGGAGATATTCCAAATTTAAATGGAAAAACTGGATCTTTATTTTTGTTCTACCTAAATTCGGACACAGATCCAGTAATTATTAGAAAATCAGTTGGAATCATTAATTATGATATTGGAGAAATAATAACAAATCCAATAAAGATAATTTCTACAGACAAAACTGATGGTGGAACATCAATTGTTGAAATTTCTGCAATTCCAGAATCAAATGATGTGCTTGGAATACAGGACTTGTATTTGCAGATAGATACTAATAAGTTGGAAGTAAATACTGTACCTGACAATATTGAATCTGGATCAGATACTTCCGGTTCGAATTACATAATTTCTTCCAGTTATTTAAACGGCAATTTAGTAAGAAAATAATAAATGGAAACTAATAAAATCAAACTTAGCTTAATCGTAGATAGTCAACTTCCCCTTTTTGTTAGAGAGGAATATCCTCTTGTATCAGAACTTCTTACTGAATATTATAGATCTTTGGAATCAAAAGGTTCTTCTTATGATATTCTACAAAATATTGATCAATATGTGAAAGTAAATAACCTGACAAATTTGGTAGAAAAAACATCTACTACTACAGAGGTAACATTTTCCGACAACATTATAAATGTAAGTAATACAGAAGGATTTCCGCAAACTTATGGAATTATACAGATTGGAAATGAAATAATATTGTATAAATCAAAAACGACCACTTCATTCAATGATTGCGTAAGAGGATTTAGTGGAATAACAGATTATTCAGTTGGTAATTCTGAAGATCTTGTTTTTACTTCTACAGAAATACAAGAACACTTAAGTGGAACTGAAGTTTTAAACCTTAGTGCAATATTCTTAAAAGAATTTTTTAATAAAGTTAAAAAGCAATTTGCATATGGTTTTGATAATAGGGAGTTATATACCGGAATTGATAAAAATCTATTCGTAAAGCAATCTAAAGATTTTTATACTTCAAAAGGAACAGATAGATCTTTTGAAATTCTTTTTAGAGTACTGTATGGCAAAGATGTTGAAGTTGTTTTGCCTAAGAAATACTTAATTGAACCATCGAATGCACAATATAGAGTTACAAGAAATTTTGTTGTCGAATCTATTCAAGGTAACATAGAAGATTTATTAAATAAAACAATATTTCAGGATCAATATGGAGATATATCAAAATCTTTCGGTACTGTAACAGATACTCAGAGAACCATAAAGAATGGAAAGGAATATTATACCTTGATGATTGATTATGATTTTGATAAAGATATTATTGTATCTGGATCTATATTTGGTGAATTAAAAATACATCCAAAAACAGTAATATCTGACAATGTTCAAGATTTTTCTGATAATATTGTAGTTGATTCTACTATTGGATTTCCAGAATCTGGAGAATTGATTGTTGGTGAAGGAAATGAATCGATTTTAATAAGTTATAATGGAAAAACAATTAACCAGTTTCTGAACTGCAGCGGAATTGCCGAATCTATTGCATCTGGTACAGATATATCATTAAACACATATGCATATGGATATGACTCTTCTGGAAATGAAATTAGGTTTAGAATTACTGGGGTGATTCAAGATATTGAATTGCCTGAGGAAAGTTTTTATTATGAAAAGGGAGATGTTGCAAAGTTACTTACCTTGGGTTATAATAAAAATTATCTCAAGGATAACAATTGGATATTTAACAAGACAGTAAAATGCGAAGTAAAATCATTTACTTCTGATGGTGAATTTAAGTATACTATCGAAACTTATGATGATAATGGAATATATGAAGGTGATATCGTAGAAATAGAATATATTGATTTAATTACAGGATCAAGACAAACAACAATTATTGATGGATCTAATGTCAAACTGCCTATAGGTAGTTTGCCTGGAAAAATTTTCCAAATACAGACAAATGGTTTTGATATATCCTCAATTTTCTATGTTAAGAAAATTTTATCAAGATTTTCAAATAAATTTATTTCTGATGTATTAAATGTATATCGAGACTTTAATTCTGATGAATTATATGTAACTTCATCATCATTACCTTCATATGGAGTAAATGTTGATGAAGATGTTCAAGATTATAAAATCATATTAAATGGATCTTTTTCAGGAGAAACACTAAAAATAGTCAATGATGGTCAAAGTCATGGATTTTTAACTGGAGAGTCTATAATTTACTCACCAGAAAATGAATCATCTCCAAATAATAGATTTGATATTCAATCTGGAGTTTATTTTGTAAAAAAAGAGAGTGAAACCGAAATAAAATTAGCAAGGAGCAGATCTGATATTAGATTTGGAAAGTTTGTCTCTATAGGATCAACAAGTGTAACTAATAATACTATTGGTTTAACCAAATTTTCTAAAAAAGATAATATACAATCTGATATTGATTCGCAAAGATTAATCAAGTTATTAAGATCCCCAGAAAATACTGGAGAAGAATATGAAACTAAAGCAGGCCCAACGGGAATATTAATTAATGGAGTAGAAGTACTAAATTATAAGTCCGATGATTACATATATTATGGCACATTAAAATCAATTGATGTAATTTCTCCAGGAAACAATTACGATGTGATAAATCCACCAGAATTGGAAGTTCTTTCTGTTTCTCCAGGACTTCCTAATGCTCGTGGATATTGTGGAATTGAGGGATCCCTACAAAAAATCAATATTATTGATGGAGGATTTGATTATATCGATACTCCTATAGTTACAATTTCTGGTGGTGGGGGGAAAGGTGCCAATGCAATAGTTAAAATGGTTGATTATGATCATTTTGTCGATTTTAATTCTTCAGCATCGAATGGGAGATTAAATTTAATATCTAACATAATAGGATTCTCAACTTATCATAAGTTTAGCGATGGAGAATCTGTCGTTTATAAAACCGGAGGAAGTTCAACTATTAGTGGTTTAACGACAGAATCAAGATATTATGTGAATGTAATAGATGACTATAGGATAAAATTGCATAAAACATTGAATGATTCTTTGGTCGGTATCAATACAATAGATATAACTTCATATGGAGTAGGAAATCATAGACTAGAATCAACTAGAAGGAAAAAGAAGATAAGTTCGATTGTAGTAACTAATTCGGGATCTGGGTATAAGAGCAAAAAAATATCAGTTTCCTCTTCCGGAATCAATACTTCAAATAATACAATAAATGTTTATGACAATCCATATAATGATGGAGATATCATTTTCTACTATGGTGGAGATCAAAATATAAGTGGTTTAGAAACTGGAAGATACATTGTAACTACAATAAGTAAAGAATCGTTTAAGTTATCAAATATTGGCATTGGTTCTACTGCTTCAGATTTTTATTTTAAAACAAAGCAGTATATTAACTTTACAACTAAAGGGTCGGGATATCATATATTTGATTATGAACCAATAACAGTTAATATCTCTGGGAAGGTTGGTATATCTACAATATCTCAAGTCGATGTTACCGCTAAGGTTCAACCAATCTTTAGAGGAAAAGTAGTTTCTACTTTTGTTTATGATGGTGGTGTTGGATATGGGTCATCGGATATTATCAATTACAACAAACAACCAGATTATAGATTAAAATTTGGCACTGGTGCCGTAATAATTCCTGTTGTTTCAAATGGCAGAATAGTAGATGTAATCATCAATGAAAGAGGAAGAGAGTATAATTCTCCACCAGATTTAATTGTCAGAGGTTTTGGTATTGGTGCAATTTTAACTCCTATTGTTCAAAATGGAGAAATAGTTGATGTAAAGATTGTCAATAGTGGAATAGGATATGAACAAAAAAATACCACAATTGAGACTGTATCTCCGGGTAGTGGATGTGAATTAAAATTCAATCCTCAGATTTGGACTATAAACAAATTTGAAAAATTGCTTAAAACCTCCAAATTATCAACCAATGATAGTGTAGTTTTTGTTGGCAGCAATAAAGAATACGGTTTACAATATACACATCTATATTCGCCTAGACCATTAAGAAAAAAGGTATTTTCAGAAAATATAGAAGAAGGAAATGTAAAGTATAGAAGTGATTATCAAAATGATTTTGAGAGTGAAAAATATCATTCACCTTTACTTGGATGGGCATATGATGGCAATCCAATATATGGACCATATGGTTATGATTCTCCATCAAATAAAAAAGTAAGACTCATTATTAGTGGTTACTTAGATCCAATTGACAATCAACAAAACAGACCAAATAAAAAGATTTTTCCTGCAGGATATTTCGTTGAAGACTATCAGTTTGGAAACAGAGGTGACTTAGACGAGCATAATGGAAGATTCTGTGTAACTCCAGAATTTCCAAATGGAACTTATGCATATTTTATGACTTTGGGATCTATACAAGAAGATTCTGGTCCTTTTATTGGCGACAAAAAACCAAAATTTCCTTATATAATTGGAAATTCTTTCAAGTCAAAACCAATAGACTTTGATTTTGATTCAAATATCAATCAAAATAAATTTGATTTTGAATATTCTGATATAGTTAGAAATACAAATCCATTTAATACATTAGATAATAATTCTACATACGAATACTTCAAATTTTCTGATGATTTGAGTTCTAAGGTTAAAAGTATTTCTAGAGGAACTGTAGGATCAATAAAAATTATCTCAGATGGTAATAATTATAAAGTGGGAGATAAAGTCGTTTTTAACAATGAAGGATCTGGAGGATCATCGGCATCTGCTAAAGTTGACTTTATAAAAGGAAAGTCTATAATTGGAATTTCTCAAACTTCAACCTCAATAACGGATGTTGAATTTTATCCGTCATTCTCACAAAATAGAGTAATTGGATTTTCTTCTGTTCCACATAATTTGGATAATGGTGATTTTATAAAAATTGATTCTTTGTCAAATTATGATGAAATCTTAGAAAACTCATTTAATGTTGGCGTTAGGTCCGATAATTTTATTCTTGCATTGGGAGTAGGAACTGTAGGTGTAACTGGAATAGTTACGTATTTTTATGTTTCTGGATTATTAGAGTATCCTGTAATCAGAGAAAACGATATTCTATCAATTAACTCTGAAAAAGTAAAAGTGCTCAATATTGATAAAGTAACATCTAGAATTAAAGTATTGAGAGAACAAGATTCGACAGTTGGAATCTCACATTCTGTATATTCAATTTTATATGAAAATCCAAGAAAGTTCTTTATTGAACTGAGAGATAATATAAAAAATAAAGAATATGAGGTAAATAGAGAATTATATTTTGATCCTTCAGAGTCTTTAGGTATTGGTACTGTAGTTGGATTTGGTCACACTATTGTATTTTCAAATCCAGGAATAGGTTTAACTTCAATTATAATTCCAGAAAAATCAATTTATTTGAAAGATCATGGTTTGAACACTGGTGATGAACTTTTATATAAAACTAATGGTGGTATAGGAGTATCAGTTACTCAAAATTCTGGATTGGGATCTGGATTTGTATTAAGCGATAATAGCATCGTATATGTCGCAAGAATATCAAAAGACTTAGTAGGAATATCTACGGTTAAAGTTGGGATAGGTACAACTGGCGAATTTGTTGGAATATCACAAACTTCATCTACTCTTTTCTTCACATCTCCTGGATCAGGAAGTTATCATAGCTTTACTACTAAATTTAAAAATGTTTCAGAAGGAAATGTGACGAAAAATACAGTAACTGTATCTACAGCATCTACTCATTTTCTCAAAAAAGATGATAATATCATTTTGGAAGTATTAAGTGGATTATCAACTACAATCAAGGTAAAATATAGTGATTATCATCGCAAACTAGTCGTAAATCCTAGAGATTTCTCTTCCATTGATGTTGATGAAAATCTAATAACGATAGACAATCATAACTATGAAAATGGTCAAAAATTAATCCACACATCAACTTCTCCCGCAAGTGGATTGGAAGACCAGAAAATATATTATGCTGTGGTTTATGATAGAAATAGGATTAGATTAGCAGAATCTTATTATAATACTATTGATAAAAACTATTCGGTTATTAATATAACTTCTTCTTCTTTTGGAACATTGTCACCTATAAATCCAAAGATTAATGTAACAAAAAATCAAAAAGTTATATTTGACCTTTCCGATTTATCATTATCGCAACCATTTGGTGTAGGTAGAACTTCATCATTTGATTTTGATTTATTTTCTGATCAAAATTTCTCAAATAAGTATTTCCCTGTAAAATCAGATGGAACTTCCAAGATAGTAAAATCCGGAGCAATTGGAATATCTACAGAATCAAAAATAGAATTTACTGTTGATGATCAATTCTTAAATTCTATTTGGTATAATTTAGTACCAAAAACAAATTTAAGTATCAAGAATGAATATACAGTGGATGATGAAGTAAATGAAAATAATAAAATAACCTTTGTTAACAGCATATTGAGTGGACAGAAAGTAGTAACTGAAGTTACTTCCGATACATTTAGTTTTTATAATGAGTTTGATTATACTGCAGATTCTTATTCACAAGGAGAAGGATCATTTAGATACTACACAAATTCAGAAAATGAAACTGGAAAAATAGAATCTTTAAAATTAACTTCTGGTGGAAAAAATTATGAAAGACTTCCTTCTATTTCTTCGGTTATATCCTCAACAGGTAGCGGAGCAATACTAGTACCTCAAAGCAATACTATAGGAAAAATAAATTCTTTAAATATTGTGGATATAGGTTATGACTATTCTGTCGATAATACTATTAGGCCAAGAGTTAAGTATCCCACAATATTGAGAGTTGAACCTCTAACTACTATTGAATCAATAAAAATAATTTCTCCTGGTTTAAATTATAATACATCACCAGATTTGATAGTAATAGATGGTTTTACAAATAAAGTTGTTGATGATATTTTCTTAGATTATGATATTGAAGATAACTCCGTTACTATAATTAAAAATACAAAAGGTCTTTATAATGCAGAACCAAAAATTATCTCTATTAATAATTCTAATGGAATAGGCATAAGTTTTATGCAATATGATAATGTAACAAAAAATGTCAAAGCGTATATTGCAAAAGAATTCAGTGATCCAGAAACTTTTCCGTTCTCTATTGGAGATAATGTTCTAATAGAAGGAATCTCAATAATACAAACTACAAGAAAAGGTTACAACTCTAAAAATTACAACTATTCTTTATTCCCAGTTGTTGGCGTACAAACTAGTCTTGGTGGATCTGGAGCATATGTTGAGTATTCTCTGGGCAATTATATAACAGGTTCAGATATCCCTGGAACTTTCGATCCTATAAACTCTTCTGGAAAAATAATTGCTGAAACATCTCTACCTACTTTCAAAACGACATTATCTAAAAATTCATATATTGTTGGAGAAACAATTTTCACTAATACTGGAAAATTTGCAAAAGTATTAAAGTTTGATGCTGCTAATGAATTTTTAACTATAGAAACCAAAGATGAATTTATAGTCAATTCTCTTATAATTGGAGAATCATCAAAATCTCAGGCATTTATTAGAGAAATTTATAATAAAGAATCTTTCTACCAAATCAATTCTTCTTCAGTCGTTCCTATTGGGTGGAATAGTGAGGTTGGATTTTTAAATAACGACTTACAAAGAATTCAAGATAGTGATTATTATCAATATTTTTCATATTCATTAAAATCAGATGTCCCAATACAGCAATGGAATGATGTGGTAAATAATTTAAATCACACTTTGGGATTTAAAAAATTTGGGGATCTTGTTTTAAATACTTCGGCAAACAATAATACTGGAATTTCTACATCACAAAATGAGGGATTATTCTCTTCAATTTGTGACGTAAATAGTATAGTAGATGTTGAATGTGTATCAGATTATGATCTTGCATCTGAAAATAGTTTTTATATAGATGGTGATTTAACTTCAGATGAAGTGGTATTTAATACTGTATTGTTGCAAGATTATTCAAATTCTTTAGGTAACAGAGTTTTGCTAATAGATGATATTAGCAGTGGTTTTGATATTACATTAGCAAGAACATTTGTAAATTCATTTAATATATAACCCAATATGGCAACTAAAGTCAGAGCAAAGAAGTTTTTTCTTACAGTACAAGATGAGAGATTTGCAGACAGAAAGCAATCATCAATTTTATCAGTTTTAACTGATGGAGATGAATTATATTTAAATCAGTATGGTAAAATGTTCACGGAAGATGAACTTGGAAACTTTGATGTGACAACTGTTGATAAACAAGCTATATTGGGTTTTTATCCTTTGGATGGAAGAAATAATGAATATCAATATAGTTTTTTAACATATGATACAAAACAAAATATTTTTGATTCAGACTTTTATGATTTAGGTAATACTGTAAGTATTGCCTCCACTTTTCATGCTGTTGGAGCAGCATCATCACTTGTTATATACAACATACCACCAGATTACACTTCAGGAAAAATTTTAGTTGAACTATCATCCACAAGTGAAAGTAATTCTAATTACGAATACAATGAATTAAATTTTGTTTATGATGGTTCAGATGTTTATTTTTCTGAGTTTGGGAGAATAACTGTATCAAATGATGCATATAAAAATTCGGTGGGAATAGGAACATATAATATAGTAAAATCTAACTCTGGTTTAGATTTGGTATTTTATTCAGACGTAGAAGAAATATTGAATTGTAATGCTTTTGGTGTTTCTATAGCAAGTACATATTCCACGGCAGTTAATTCTAGACACTTAAAATATTCAGATATTGCATCAGAAAATATTGGAATAGCTTCTACTATTGCACCTGAAGTTGTTCCTATATCAATTGCATCATATAATTTTAATTATAATTTTGGATACTTTATAGTTCAAGTAACAGATACCACAAATAATCAAATTCAAATTTCAGAAATTGCTGTTCTTAATAATGAAGTAGAGTCCACTATTATTGAATATGGTAATGTGTATTCTAATGCTTCACTTGGCACTTTTAATGCTACAATTACCGCATCTTCAATAGAACTACTTTTTATTCCTAACCCAGATATTAATTTATCAGTTACATTATTAAAACATGCATTGTCATACTTAGAGTTTTCTGCTTTTCCACAATCAATTGACTTTAAAAATGCAGAAATATCCACAGGAATAAGTAAGTTTTCTGCTAGTAGTGGTGATGTTCTGTTCAAAAATGGTTTCGAATTAAATCATAGATTTGCTCCTATTTTTGAAAAAAGATTTAATGGTTCAATTGCATATAATAGGTTTAATTTTTCTGGTGTAAATTTAGAGGAGAACTTAATTTATCTTCCCGGACATTTTTTCAACAGCGGAGAAAAGGTAACTTATAGTTCGGAAAATTTTTCTTTTATTGAATTAATAACAACGCAAACAACTTCAACCGCAGGAATAGGGACAGATATTATTAGTGTAGAGTCAACAATTGGTATGAAAATAGATAATTATCTTTTTCTTGGAGATTATATTCCAATCACAAATTTAACCGCAAATTCAGTATCTCTGGCCAGCACTATTAGTTCAGAAATACTAGTTGGTTCTGCAGTTACTGTATATGGATTATTCGAATCAGATTCAACAGATCCTTCAACAATTTCTGCAATTGGAATTCAAAATACTTATATTTCCGGAGTTGGTGTTACAGACAAATTGAGTGGAGAACTGTATGTATACAAATATGATAATAAATTTATAGGATTATGCACTTCCGCACAAGATGCTTTATCAGGAGATCCAATTTTAATTAACTTTACTTCTGTAGGAATAGGAAATAATCACTATATTACTTCAACAAATCAAAATGCAAAATGTATAATTGCGCTTGATAATATAATACAGTCCCCGGTTGTTTCGACAGGAATAACAGCAAGCATTCAAAATAATTTAGAATTATTAGACAATATCCTACATTTTTCGGATATACTATCTTTCTTTTCCGGAGATTTGATTAAGATAGATGATGAGATTATGAAAATAACTTCCGTTGGTGTTGGTAGTACAAATTTTGTAAAAGTAGAAAGACCTGAATTGGGGACTATATTAAAAACCCACACTTCAGGATCCCTCATAACAAAATTAAAAGGAAATTATAACATATTCAAAAATAGAATATATTTTTCAGAGGCTCCATATGGAGCAATATATGATAATATTAATGGCGATCTATATGTCAGATCAAGTTTTCAGGGAAGAGTGTTTTTAAGATCAGGAATTGTTGGATCAAGTGAACATACTTACGAAAAAAATTATATTTTTGATGACATTTCTTCAGAATTTGATTCAGTCATTAAAGATTTTACTCTGACTTCGAGTGAACAAAATATTACTGGATTTTCAACTTCAAACTCAATAATATTAGTAAATAATATATTTCAAAGTCCAGAAAATGATTACAATTTATCAGAATCTTTATCAGAAACTGAGTTAAATTTTACAGGTACTGCAACATCAGCACTGTATGATCCCAATAACGCAGGAGTTCCTAGAGGGGGAATAATAGTATCGGTTGGTTCTAGTAATGGGTTTGGATATCAACCATTAGTATCTGCTGGAGGAACTGCAATTGTATCTATAGCAGGAACAATACAATCAGTTAGTATTGGAAATAGTGGTTCTGGGTATAGATACACATCCCAACCAATAATAAGAGTTGGAGTGCAAACTTTAAGTACAGGAACTCCAAATATAGAATATATTGGAGTAGCATCAGCGGTTGGTGGGAATATTGTAAGTGTTGCAATAACAAATCCTGGATCTGGATATACTTCATCAAATCCCCCACAAGTAGTTTTTGACGATCCGCTTTCATATTCGGATTTAGAATTAATACATACTAATTCTAGTAGTGGTATTGGATCACAGGCAAAGATTGATATTATTGTTGGTCAAGGATCTAGTATAATAGATTTTACTATAACAAATTATGGATATTCGTATAAAGAAGGAGATATTCTTACAATAGAAACGGGCGGATTATCTGGAATACCAACTGATACTTCAAAACCTTTTGAACCATTTTTAATTGAGGTTAAGAGAACTTATACAGATGATTTTAGTGGTTGGTCGGTAGGTGAATTGCAAAAATTGGACGATGTAGACTCTTTATTTGATGGTTTTAGGAGATCTTTCCCAATATCTGTTAATGGAAATAGATTTTCTATTATTTCTAAAAGTGGAATAGATTTAAAATCAGTATTATTAATCTTTGTTAATGATATATTACAAGAACCTGATGTGTCATATACGTTTAACGGTGGAAGTAATATTTCATTCACAGAAGCACCCAAAAAGGGAGATAAATGCAGAATGATATTCTATAAAGGAACTCCAAATGTTGATGTAGTAGACACAGATGTTCTAGAAACAGTTAAAATTGGAGATACCATCCAACTAATAGGTTCAAGATTTAATCTAACAGAAAATAAAAGAGTTGTTACTGATATTATTTTACCAGATACTACGGAAACAAGCAATTACAATTCTATTGGAGTTACAACAAATTTTGAGTATATTAGACCTCTCAAATGGTGCAGACAGAGGAATGATACTGTAGTTGATGGAGTAGAAGTGAATAAAAGTAGGGTAAGATATGAACCAGTTATAAATCCAACATCAAATTTGATAAGATCAGTTGGCATTGGATCTACTCAAATATTTGTAGACTCTATTAAATCTATATTTGATCCAGAAAATGAAAATGTACAAAGTAGTTTTGTCAAAAAAATAGAAATAATCGATAATTCTGTTCTTAGATCTGCATCTGCAGTCGCCACAATTTCCGCAGAAGGAATAGTGGAGTCTGTCAATATCATTGATGGTGGAGTTGGATATACTACAAACCCAGCAGTTTCTATTCAAAATCCAATTAGTATTGGATCTACAGGAAGAGCGGTATTGCAAACATCAATTACTGCCGGAATAGTAACATCTATAGATATTATTTCTTCTGGAAATGGATATGTATCTAGTAATCCACCTCTGGTCTTTATAGAACCACCAACTTTAAAGAGAGAATATATTGAAAATGCTTCCTACTTTGGTGATTTTGGTATAATTACTGGAATTAATACTGGTAGTGTTGGACTAGCATCCACTGCTCTCATATTCGATCTTTATATTCCACAAAATTCTTATTTAAGAGATTCTTCTATTACAAATCCAATCATAGAAAATAGTCAAATATTAGAAGGATATTACATAAAAGTTTCAAATTCTAATGTTGGTAATGGCATTATTTCTTTAGGGAGCGATGGTTCTATAATTGGAATAGGGACTACAGCAATAGATAACATATATCAAGTAGTATCAGTGTCTACTGGAACTACTGATGTATATGGAGTAGGTAGTGCTACGGTAAAAAAAGTCGCGGTTAGTGTTGCAGATTATAGTGGATTGTCTGGAATTGGTTATAGTTCATATTTTGGGGATTATAGTTGGGGAGTTATTAATGTTTTAAGGACTTCAAATGAGTTTTTGGTAAATGCAAATTATGGTGTAGTTGGTCTTAATAGCACTCCAGTAGTAAGAAGATATAACCCATTACGTTCACAAAATTATAATGTTATATAAACTTGAATAAATACAAAAAAAGTCTACAAATCAATGTCTGCGATTATAACAGATCAATTTAGAATATTAAGTGCAGAGAATTTTTCTTTATCTATTGCATCGACTGCCAATTCATATTATTCTTTTGTTGGATTAACAAATTCAACAGATTATAGTGTAACTTGGGAAGAAATTCCGCCTTCTCCAATAGATTCATTTGACAACTATAATGATATTTGGGACACAATAATTGCCCTGAAAAAAATTAATTCTGATGATGTCAGACAAGTAATTAGGAAGGTAGATTGGCAATCAGGAATAACTTATGATATGTATCGACATGACATAAGTAGAAATAATTTATCCAAACCATCAAACAAAACAAGTCTATATGAATCAGACTTTTATGTCATGAATAGTGATTATAGAGTCTATATCTGCTTACAAAATGGAACTGATCCAGAAAATGTAAATGGAAGACCTTCAATAGATGAACCAACGTTTACGGATTTGGAACCAAGACCCGCAGGTACAAGTGGAGATGGATATGTTTGGAAATATCTTTACACTATCAAACCAAATGATATTGTAAAATTTGATTCATTAAACTATATTCCTACACCAAGGAATTGGGAAACTAGTGCAGAGAATGCTACTATTAGAGATAATGCAAATAGTGCTTCAAGTGGTCAATTAAAGATAATTACTATTACTGATAGAGGAAGTGGTCTCGGAACATCTAGATCATACACAAATGTTCCGATTTTAGGAGATGGATCTGGAGCAGAGGCAACTATAGTTGTTGGAAATGATTCCACAGTAGAATCAATCAATATAACCAGAGGTGGACAAGATTATACTTATGGGATAGTAGATTTAAATTCAGCCGGAGTAACTGGAGATGTGCTGCCGACATTTAATGTAATTATTCCTCCTCCAGGTGGTCATGGAAAAAATGTTTATAGAGAATTGGGTGCTATAAGCACTTTGGTGTATTCTAGAATAGAAAATGATAATTTGAATCCGGATTTTATTACCGGAAATAAAGTTGCTAGAATTGGAATTATTAAGAATCCAGTTTCTTTTGGAACTAATAGTGTTCTTTTATCACAAAAAGCAAGTAATACATACGCCATTAAACTTACGGGAAATTTTGAAACTGCATCATTCCTTCCAAACTCTATAATAACTCAAACCATTTCTGGAGTAGGGACTGCAGTTGGTAGAGTTGTATCGTATGATAATAAAACAGGTGTTTTGAAATACTGGCAAGATAGAAGCATTGTTGGATTTGGAACTGGCGGAAGTTTTTTAATTCGTACCCCAGAATTTGGATCAGATCTTATTAGATTCTCATCTTCCGGTGGAACCATCAATGGAGTTTCAAATAATTTATCTGTAGATACTGCTTTTACTGGTTTAAGTACTACTATAAATAGTATGACATACAATCTTGGTCAATACTTTTCGAATGGTTTGTCAAATCCAGAGGTTAAAAAATATTCTGGAGAAATGATTTATATAGATAATAGACCTTCTATTACTAGATCATTAAACCAAAAAGAAGATATCAAAGTTATTTTGCAATTCTAAGTAAGAATTATGCCACAAGAAA